AACATCAGTTTCAGCCATTGCAAAAGGGCTGACGATCAATAAAAAAGCACCGAGTCGGCAATACCTGAAAAATAGACGCACTGAAACACTCCCGAACAATAAGTCGATATATATTACCGGAACTTGTTTTAACGGTGAATGTTAAAATTCACTATTGTCACAATAGTCCTCGATTATGAACTCAACATTGATACAAATGACCTTGATAATGGTGTGCGGTGCAGGCTGGCGTTTTGCAAAACCGGCGGGCTTATCAGCCGAGCATACGCGGCAAGTGCTGACCACAGTGGTCTATTATTTGCTACTGCCGGCCATGGTTCTGGAGGTCTTATGGACTGCTGATATTGGCTTGCACTCTTTTCAGTATACCTTGTTGGGCGTGGGCAGCATTGTTTTCGCGATGTTTTGCCTGTGGTTGGTTGGGGCGCTGTTCAAGTTTGAAGACCGGCGTTTGGGGGCGATGATACTGGCGGCGGCATTTCCCAATGTCACGTATCTGGGCTTGCCGGTATTAGAGCAAACCTTTGGCAGCTGGGCCAGATCGGTGGTCATTCAGATGGACCTGTTTGCAACCTCGCCATTTGTAGCGCGGCGAGATATTTGGCGTAGTTTTGCGAGATATTTGGCGTAGTTTAATATTGCATAATATGCAAATGAATTGCTGATTTTAAAAAACCGGCATGGGGATCATAACCCTAGCCCCACCCAAATATGTACACAAATCGAACAGCCTACCAGGATCTATTTTATGCGAGTTTGGATAGTCAACGGACGCCAAAATCGCTTCACTGCAAAAGCGCCTATCTGGATCATCCTGAATCATAGGCAAGACAACCGAAGCCAAGCCGCGTACGTCATACGGCTCACCAGCATGATCGATGAACCACTGTTTCGATTGTTCCGCATCGAAACACGGAACATCCAGCACATCCCAATGCTCCGGGTCGAGTAAAATGTCCTTGACGCGGACACCACCATCAATGAATGACGACGATCCGCACGGTACTGGCTTTGAAAGGTCGACCCCGAAGATAGATTCACAATGGCTATACGGAGAATTCATTACCCAGCGAACCGTGATGTTAAATAGACACTGTGGAAATGGCCTGCTGCCTTTGTAAAATGCGACTAGCATTAAAGCCCGATCACAGCCAGATTTGCTTTAGCAATAATGTCATCATGGATCGATTGAGCAGAACCAGAATCGACAGCGTTTTTAATCTCATATTTGCGCATTCTTAATCCACCAAGAACTTCTAGCGTGGTCCGTAGCGTATCGGCTTGCACGATAATCAAATCTGCCGCTTGCACGGCGGTTTTACCGGCTGGAGTTGCAAACCCCATCACCCACGGCCCAGCATCTCCTGAATACCCAGATGCGACAAATACTCTTGCAGCATCTTCTCGCAAGCGATATTCATCAGAGAAGCGCGTGAATTTACTATAAATAGCGCTGATTTCAGAGTCCACCTGGCCGGATAATTCAAGTTTGACGGTATCGAGCGACTTAGCTGGGACAGATGGCGCTTCCGAGAACTCAACACCGTCGAATATCCACCCCTCCGAACATCCTGGCACGTTGGAACAGTCAACCCAAATCATATCGGGGTGAAACATTGTCTCAATATCGCCATCAGTCGCGATTAGCTCCATGACGATGCCATCTTCAACGCGTGCGTATTTTTTCATTATGCATACTCCCAAACAATTACAATCCCAGCCGTCCCACTACCGCCCGATGCAGCGCCGCCGGATGATGGAAGACACGCCCCGCCGCCGCCGCCAGCACCATAGCCACTACCAGAATTGCCCGTGGCAAAACTAGTAACCCCCATACCGCCTGCGCCGTAAATTCCAGAACCGCCCGCACCTGATCTGACAATCGGCGTAGCCCCAATTCCCCACGGCCCTCCTGAACTGCCACCACGGATATTGATATCGCCACCGGAACCGATGCCACCCAATACCCCGGTGCCGCTACCTGTAGTGCCAGCGCTTCCTTGCGCGCCGCCCGCACCGCCTGTGGCCGAAACCAGCGCCCCAAAGCTCGATGTCCCACCAACGCCGCCAACAAGTCCTGAATTCCCAGCCGCTCCAGCTGCGCCGATAGTGACAGTCTGTGAGCCGGGGGACACTATTCGTTTTCGAGCATACCCCCCCGCGCCGCCACCCGCCGCGCCCGCGATTTGTCCGGCACCCGTTGCTACGGAACTTCCACCGCCGCCGCCGCCAGCCACAACCTCTACAACAACGCTATTTGTTCCGGCTGTTGGCGTGTATGTACCGGTTGCGGTAAATACCTGAACATTAATCAAGCGGCCGTGAATTGCGGCTGCTAACTGTGCTGAGTTGGCGGGATTTAACGTTAATCCAGCGCCCTCGATTACATTAGCAATCTCCTCCTGCAGCGCATTAAATGACTCCGCATTAAAGTCCGTCGGGGCTATACCTAAAGCTTTGTTCCCATTCTTGTAGCCATGTTTTCCGGCCCCAAATAAATCGACAGCTTTGGTGGCCGTATCTATACGCTGCATAGTGTTCTCCTATTGATACGCAAATATGACGCTGGTATGCGCCGGTTTATATTTAGTAATACGACACTCCAGCGCTTCGTCGCCCCAGCTTTGCAGAGCGTCGTTACAGTTGCCGTTGCAGTTGGCAATGAACACCCCGCCCGTTGAAAACGGCAGGTTCAGCGTCCATGCGAATTTATCGCCCTCGCTATACAGCGCATCGTTGCAGTTGTCATTGCAGTTGGCCGGCAAATACTCGTCGATGGTTGCGCCGGGATAGCCCATGGTTTCGGCAATGTCGATAAAATAGGCCCTACTCTGGCCGCCGACCATGGTCAGTTTCGACTCCAACGCGGCCTGGCGCTGCGCAGTGGTCTGGTCGATAGTGCCGCAGGGATCTGGAAGACCCGCTACGCGTTCCCAATCCGCCAGCATTTCGATAGTGGTGCGCGGATCGACCTCATTGACCAGATCCACGCAGCGCAGATCGATCCTGGCAAACTCATCCGCCCAGGCCAACAGCAACCCCGATAAATTGCTGGTTTGCGTTATTGCCCATGCGATGCCGCGCGGCATTAACGCCTTCAGCTGACTCCAGTAATCATTAACCGTCATAGCCATGTAATCGCTCCCGGCGCGGTCATGTAGCCAGTGGCGTTGGTCACATCGGCGGCCGGCGCGGTCATGGTGTAATTAGTTTCGCCAGCGGCCGCGCTAATGGCTGCACGGATATGCGATAAAAGCAGCGTGCCGCCAGGCTCTGACTCTCGGCTGATCAGGTCAGTCAGCTCCGCCTCGACGGCGGCCTTGACTGCCGCAGTATTGGGAGTAACACCGATGCTGAAAGCCAAGGGCGCAGCAACAGGGGCGACCACATAAAAGCCTTTCAACGAGACTGGCCGAAGCTCGTCAATATAAGCCTGCACGGTGGCGACTTCACCGGCATCCGGGATGATGCCGGCATCGTTATCGCGCACAAACCTCAGCGTAACGGTACCCGCCCCAAGTTCTTGCGGATAAACCCAGGCGCGGGTGACCCCGGCCACTTCCAGCGCCCAGGCTTCATAGTCGTGTTTTGCCCCGCCGTGCGGCGGCTGCTGGATGCGGGCGATAAAACGCGACCGTAAGGCGTTATCGGTTTCCGCGTCAGCGCCGCCGGACAGAACGCCGGCCGTACCGGTTGCAGCGACGCCTGCGATGGGCGTGGTCAACGTCAATGCGTAACCGGTCGCGGCATTGCCAGCCTGTCCCGCATCGACGGCGGTTACTGCAACGACGGCGGTACCAGCGGCGATAACCACATCAGCATCGACCGTGTATAAAGCGCCGTCTGCGCGTTGCAGCTCGGTCAGCGCGGGGATGGTGACGCCATTGGTACCGGTCAGCGTCACGGTTCCGGTGGCGAAGCTGGCGGGAATGCGGTAAATCTTCCAGATCGACGCCCAGCGCTCCAAATATTCAGCTTCGGCCGTATCGAAAATGATCTGCGTAGCCAGCCATTGGATAAACCCATACAGGCCATGCACCGCCGCCGAATGCACTCGTGACAGTACATTGAGATTGGAGCGGCGCAAGGTTGCATCGCTGTCCGGCAAGCGCGACTGAATGTCGGCAAACGCGCGGACGATCAGATCTGATAAGGTCGGTCTAGCAAAGGCCATTTTCTATGCGCTCCAAAAGTGTTCGAATCTATAGCGTTTAACGGGATGTCCCGGCCGGGTAATCGACACCCCCAGCGCCAGAACGCCGGAGCGCGGATTGCTGGCGACCACGTCGGCCGGTTCCGCCACGCCATCATCGACCAGCCACCTCAACGATTCCTCGGCGTATTGCTGGGCGCGGGACAGCACTGCAGGCAATTGCTTTTCACGGCCAAGCAGCCACAGCCGCGACCCGATCAAATCGCCGTTAACGTCGGCAAAACTATCGCCCCACCAGCCGCGCCGGTCTTTCGAGCCGTCCGGTATGGCATCGTCCGAAAGCGCGCGCCGGTCGGTGAACAGGCTCAGGATAACGGCGGTTTCCAGACCGTCGTCCTCGGCAAAACCCAGCCCGTCCAGCGCATAATCGACGCCGTGTTCAAGGTCTATAAAAATGGTTTTTATGTCGCTCATACCGGCGTTCCTGTTTGCGCGGCACCCGCAGTCACGCCGCCGTGCTTATGTGTTTTCAGACTAATGCCGTCGGCTATCACATCGCCGCCGGTCACGATCACACGGGGGCAATCGACAATAGTGATGTCATGCGTTGCGCCGGTAATCACGATGCCGGTGCGCGACAATTTAATGATGTGGCCCAAGTCGTCATACAAAGCCACTTCCCCGCCTTGCAGATTTTTAAGACGATATCGGCGGTCATCGATTGCCAATACCAGGCCGTGATTGCGATTGCCGCCGACAAAAACGCCAGCCACTTCGGCCCCGGCATGGGGCTGACTGGTCAAACCGTAATTCTGGAAGCGCTCCATATCGCGCACCTCGCCGGACAACAGCTTGACCTGTACGCCCTGCATCTTGGCGGCATCGTTGACCAGCGCCAACACGCCGCGCGCAACCATCAGATTGACGCGGCGGGCCAGCGGCGCAGTCAGTTTATTGATAGCGCGGATCATGGCTTCCAATCCCATTCCGGCTGGGTAATGCCGGATTCGTCGCCCTGCGCCTTGCGGATCTTCTTTTCCAGCCGCGTCTGCTTAATGCCTTCGATCATATCGAACGCATGCGGGTTGGCGACTTGCAGCGTGGTCAGCGTGCCGGAATCGTTCAGCGAATAGCTGGCGGATACAATCAGCACATCCAGATCGGCCGACAATAGCGGCGACCTCAGCCGCGTGAGGGTATTGGGCGTCCACAGCTTGCCGCCTACATCCCAGCCCTGCACGGTAATGGTGGCGCGGGTACCGCGTCCGCGACGGACATTGCGCTCCCATTCGGCGCGCTGCCTCAAGGTTGCGTTGCCGTCCTGGTCTTCAGCCATGATAATCAACGGCCGGTACCGGGTAATCCCAGCATCCTTGACGCTGGCGACTTGGTGCGCCACCGTTTCGCCGTAGCTGTCGTCGTCGCCTTTGCTCTGGCCTTTGACGATGTAATCGCTAAACCGGTCCTTCCAGCTGAATTCGCCTTCACCAATTAAAATGTTTTCGCCTTCGGTTAACCCGGCAGGAGCTCGCGCAGTTCCGGCACGAGTCAGCAGCAGGTTGCCCAGGCCATCCGACACTAATAACAGCGCACGCATCCGGGCCGCACGCTCCAATTCCTCGAACACGCTCGCGCCTTCCTGTATCGCAAACACCGGCAGCGCTGCGCCGGTATCGGCGGCCACGATGACTCGAATGCCGAACGGTGCGCACAGATCGGCGGCAATTTGCTCGATCTTCTTATTGCTCCATTGACCACTCTTATAGATAGCGGAGCAGTCAACGAGGTCAGCGGTCTTGTCGCGGCCGGATATGCTGATGCCATGCGTCTGCTGGTCGAAGCGTGGCTTTACCGTGTCAATGTAACCGGTGATGACCGTCCGTCCGTTGACCAATACCGCGCATGCCTGGCCTTCTTTGATCTGCCTGGCCTGCTGGCCTTGGGCGGTATTCCAGCGATCGGTAACGGCTAGCACGAACGTGCCGGCGATCTGCTCGATGCCGGGCTCGATCTCGACCTCCGTCCAGCCACCGTAATAGTTGCCGTCTACCTTGAGTTCAACGGTCATAAGGTGGGCACCTCAATTGTGCGACCGCCGGGCACAAAGCCGGGGTGGCGGATCTTGTTCCGGGCAACAATAGCGTCGGCCTGTTCAACATCGCCATATAAATGATGCGCGACAACCAGCGCGGGCAATGTCGCCGGAACCATGTAGATTACGGTACGGGACAAGTCTGCGGCCCGCACGGTAATATCCTTAATCACCGCAATGCGTAGTTTTGACAGCGCCATATAAATTTTATCAGGCGCGGTTTCGGCCAATGCTTCCAATTTATCGGCAAGCTCGTCGCGCAACGCGATAGCGTCGGCATGGTTTGGCGGGATGATCTTAGTTGATAATTTGGCCGCTTCGATGACGGCCGCTTGCCGGATCAGCGTGATGACGGCGGCCTGATTAACGGCCTGCTGTATCCGGCTGGGCGTGGCGATCGCGTTGGGCGTGGCCAGTGTCGGCGGTATTGAATTGGGCACCGGCTTGGCGGCGCTGCCAAAATCAAACAACGGACGCAAGGCGGACACGGCTACCGATGCGCTATAGGACGATACGGCCGCCGCTTGCCGAGCGTTAAGCGTGGGCAATGACGCTGCGGCCGTTGAGCTGATAGCTTGATCCGATGCGGACGAAGACGACGCGATCAACGCAGAAAGTGCGTCTGGGGTGACGGCATCATCCTGACTACTTGAAAAACCGAACGAAGATAGCAGGGAGGAAAGGCCGCCCATCGGGTTGTCGGCAATACCGGCTAATGCGCTAACCTGCCCGAACAGACCGCTAGCCAGATTGCCCGGCAAGCTCATCAGGCCTGTCACAGAACCGGCAAAGCCAAACAGCTGCCGGGTGAATTCCGGCAACAGGCCGCCAGACAGCAGATTATTAGCTGCCGACTGAATGCTGTCGAGCGCGTCCGTGATCGTAGCCAACGCCTCGGTCGGTAAAAAGTCCTGCAAGCCGGAAATGCTGAAGTTATCAAAAAAACCGGCTTCGGTTGCCGCCTGAGCCTCATCTGCGGCGGCATTAACGGCTGCGCCGGTGTCGGTGTGCGGCGCAGGGTTGACCGGCTCCCCGGATTCGGAAAACGTCATCGAGAACCGTGCCATGCCGCCATCGGCGGTAGACTCGGAAATACGGGCCGGCGAACTGAGCACGACCTGCATGCGTCCGCGATACGGATGCACCAGCTCGCCGGAACCGAATGCCTCCAGAGCATCGATCAGCTTGTCGCGGCCGGCCATGTAGTTCTCGCCGATCACGAAGCCTTCGATTGTGAACTCGCGCGCCTTTCGGCCCAGGTCTTCGGCATACGGCAAGTCGCGCTGCGGGTATTCATGCAACGCATTGCGCCGCCCTACCTGGCCTTCGGTCGAGACCACGCTAAACGATACGCCCCGGAACGAGGCCGGTTGCATCTTGTCACGCCAGGTTTGTGCGGGTGCTTCGGCCATTATCGGGCTCCCGACATGGTAAGGCCCGAATCGACGTTTAAGGTCATGCGCGGGTCATTCGTTTTCATGGCTGTGACTGTGACCGGAGCGGCGGCATCGATCTTAATGTGCAATGTTCCGCCCACATCGACTTTATCGGGTGCGCGCCTGGTTAATGGCGCAACAGGTTTTCCCATGGCGATTGGGGCAATAGGCTGGCCCATGGCGATAGGCGCAACAGGCTTAGCCTGTGCGAGCGGGGCAACGGGTTTGCCGGTAGCAACCGGTTCAACAGGCCTGGCCTGTGCGAGCGGGGCGACAGTTTTTCCTGTGGACACAGGCGCGACCGGCCCGCCCATAGAGATAAGCTCGACCGGTTTGCTCGTAGTGGCCGGCGCGGCAGGCTGGCCCAAATCAATAGACACAAGCGGATCGATTGGACGGCCCGGCGCTTTTTCCGCAGGGCTACCAGCCTCTTGGCTATTGGCCTGCGGTGTCGGCGGCATTGGGAACATCGCATCGCCGCCGGCAAATGGGCTTTTCAGTCGCATAATGTTTTTAATGGCTCTATCGATGCCGGCAATGCCCTCAATAAAACCCGAAAACCCTGCCTTAATGCCGCTAAATACATGATCGATAGCCGCCATTAAATCCACGGCAAACCAGTTTTTTACATTGTCAATGCCGGTTTTAAAACCTGCAACCACAGCATCCCAGTTTTTCCACAGCAAAAACACGGCCGCCGATATCGCCGCGACAATTAACACCAACGGATTGGCCAGCATGACCGTGGTTAACGTAACCATGCCGGAAACGATACCGCCGATCGCCAGCAGCAGCGGCCCGGCCATAATAGCGGCAATGCCGCCAAATGTAATTTTAGCCAGGTTGCCGAACCCGCCCACCAGCACGGACAGCTTGCCGATTGAATCCCACGCCTCCCCCGCAAAAGTAACGATTGCCTCAAGTGTGGTGCGCAGCTGTTTCCCCCAGGCGTCAACCTCTTTCATGCCCTCGGGTGTCTGTAAAAATTCCAGCTTTTTGATGACCGAATCCAGCGTCGTTTTCAGGAACTCGAACGCGCCGCCGCTGTTCATTACCTGGTTTACAAAACTTTTCCAGGTATCCGATAACGTGGACATCATCCCTGTCCAGGTGCGGCTTTGTTTTTCCGCCGCGCCTGCTGCATCCTTACCCATCGCTTCAATCAACAACGCGATTTCCTTGCGGCCTATCTTGCCCTTGCTGATCATATCCATGATAGCTGCCTCATTTTTGCCCATCGCCTTGGCCAACAACGGCACCACCTTGGTGCCGCGCTCGGTCAATACGTTTACCTCTTCCATCTGTAGCTTGTTTTTCATCCAGGCCTGACCCAGCTGGCGGGTAATCTCGATCATGTTTTCCTGGCTGCCGTTGATCTTGGCGTTGCTGTCCACCAGCGCCATCAGTGAGCCGTTCATCGGATTGATGCCGGCGTTTTTCAGCATGGTGTAAGCTTTGGTCGTAGTGTTCAGCTCCAGAGGCGTTTTTTTGGCAAAGTCGGTTATCCAGGCCATCGCCTTTTTACCGGCTTCGGCGCTGCCTTCGACCGCTTCAAGCGACACGGCCAGATTCTCGAACTCGGCGGCCGTATCGATAAACATATTCTTAAACGCGAACCCTGCCGCTCCGGCCATCGCTGTTAGCTTAAAGGTCAGCGAACTGACCTCGCGGCCGACACCGGCCAAGCCGGAACGCATCTGGCTGAGCCCTGTCAATTGCAGAGACCTGTTCAGCGCGACGCCCAGGTTGCGGGCAGGCGCTTGCAATGCCTCGATCTGGCTGTTCATGCGCCGCAGCGGCGCGGACAAATGATCGACCGCGCGCAGGATTAAACTGAGGTTAAGATTGCTGCGCATCGATCCTGACCGCCTCGCCGTGCCACATCAACAATTCATCCACATCCATTCCCCACAGCTCGGACGGTTGAAAATGAAAAAAGCAGGCGATATCGCCCATTACTTGCCGCCAGTTGCCGGGGACTGTCCCAAAAAATCGCCCGCCACCTCGGAGATGGCGTTGAAGTCTTCCACGTCGATCTGATCGACCGCCGACATCGGCCAATCGGCCATTGAGGCAATCAGCGCCGCAATCTTGCCGATGTCGCCGGTGGCGCTGTCCATCGCTTTCATGTGTTTGAGCTTTAACCGATCGGGCAAGGTTATCTCGTTGACTTGTTCGTCGTTAAATATGACGGGATGCTTTAGCGTAATAACGGCCATGATCAAACCTCCTTGCAATCCATAGCGCCAAACGATACCTTGACCTCGCCATCCGACAGGGACAGCGCTTCAAGGCAAACCATGCCGGACAAGACAAACGATTTGCCGGTGTCGGTATCAAAAGACCCTGAACCCGCGACAATGGCCTGTATTTCGGTCAGCGAGGTATGGGCGTCGTGGATGATCGTGCATTCCACGCCGGCCGATTCCGTGCTTTCTTTATAACCGGCGGTGCCGTGATCGGCGGGCACCATTTCCCGCTTCACCTGGCCGAACTTGAGCGTCGCGCCCGACTTTGACGACAAGCGCTTGCCGCCGACCGTGATAAAAACCCGCCCTGTAACTTGGCCCATACGCCCCCCTTATAAAATGAATTGAACAGCCGCCGCGAACACGTCAAATTGATTGACTGTGTTCGGCGGGATGATCGCGTTAACGCGGTTCTGGTCGCTGGTCGATCTGACGACAATCAGATCCTTGATGAACTGGTCAAGGTCTTCCAGCTGCCCGGCCTTTTCCAGCTCCATCGCCGTGGCGATCAGCGTGTTCCGGATCAGTTTCGGCGTGGCGATCGGCTGACCCGGCTGGATCTTGCCCAGCACGTCGTCGCCGGCCAGCTTGTGCCGTGGATAATCGCGCAGCACCGCAATCCTAAACGCATAGCGCATGTAGTCCACCGTCCACTTGGTGTTGAGTTTTAAAAGACTCACGTCTTCCATGCCGAAGCTGTTTTGCTGGTAAGTTGTCAAAACCTGCTCGATCATCGCCGCGCCGGACTGGTCGAAAATGATAGTGCTGATACCGTCATGCATCAGCAGGTTGCGCTCGGTATCGGTAAAGCGCTCGGCCTCGACCGGGGCCAGCACCGAAGGCAAACGGATGGAGCGGAACGGCACCGCCGGATCATTCGCGCCCGAGAATTCCACCGCCGCGCCGAACTGGGCGGAAATCACCCACGGCAGAGTCGGCGACTTATTCAGGCCGCTGAACGTGGTGTGCGCGCTATTTCGCGCCGAGCCATAGGTGGCCAAATTGGCATAGGTGTCGTTTTTATGCCCGAACACATGACCGGTGCGCATATCCATGCCACCCCAACGGCTTTGCAGCTCGTTTTCCAGCAGTACGATGTTGGCGGCATCCGTCCAGGCGCACAGGATGGTATACGGGTTCATCGTGGACATGGCGGTAATCGCCGCCGCCACATCCGGGTTTCCGGTTCCGGTCACGCCGACCGCGAACGCCACGGCCAAGCCTTTGGGCAGGAATTCGCCGCTGTAATAGTTGATGCGGTAATCGATATTGTTGCCTTCGACGCCTTTGTGCCGGGCGGTAACAGTGACCACGCCCAGCGCGCTGGTAGCCGTGACTGCGCCATCCAGATCGGCGTTAATGGCCGCCGCAGTGGCTGTGGCGATATCGGTGACCGTGGCAGCGGCTAAAACGCCCACCTGTAGACGCCTTCCACCTATATATAAGTACAGCGTGCCGGATTCGGTTGGCGACCCGGTAAAAGTGATGGTCTCGGTCGCCTTAACGCCGGCGACCAGATCGTCCAGCGCCAGCGCGTAGCATTCGGTATAGGGGTTGACTTTCAGCGCCGCCTCGATCTGCTGCGCAAGCATCGAGCCGCGCCCGAAGTAGTTCACGCCGTCTTCCTTGCGGCTGACTCGCGTCAATACGCCCGCCGCAACCGTGCCGGTGCTCAGGCGCTGGCCCAAAATCAGCATCTTGTGGCTCATGACCGGCAAGCCGCGCACGGCCTTGGTATGGTCGATTTCGATGTAAGCGCCGGGCACCCGCCAATCAAGCGGGATGGTTAAAAATGGAATGTTATCAGGCATGGCTTAACCCTTGGTTTTTGGTTTTGGTTGGTCGGCGATTTGTTCCTGCACGGCTTCGTCCGTGACTTCTTCGACATCGCCATCGTTCAATCGGCGCAGCCAGTAACTGGACGCGATAACGGTTTCGCCGCCTTCGGCCAAAAACTGGCCGTTTTCCTTGCGCAGCTTCAGGCCGTCTTTCGGCTTTATTTTGGTTGGTTCGCCCAATTTCATATGTGATCTCCAGAAAGTCATCGGCAAACCGCCAGAGCGGTTTGATCTTGGCTATAGTCTAGAGAGTGGGAAATGAAAGCAGTATGCGAAGGGTTTCGCAGCCTGCTTTAAATAACAGGCATGGAAGCGGGGGAAGTTATTGCGGTAAAGCCGTGGTGTCGGTTAAATCGGGGGCGCTGGTGGTGTAGTCCGGCGGCTCTTCGGTCCATTTGTCATGCTCGGCCTGCGCCTGGAACGGCTCGACATCGTAGTCGGCATGGAAGGTCACGAACGCGCCCAGCGTGGTTTCATCTACCCCCGTACGTCGTACCGTGGTTTCCAGTTGCAGACTGCCGACCGACAGGCCGTTATCCATCCAGACCTTGTCCTTGGCAAAATTGATGCTTTTCGCGTACCAGGCCGCGCCGGTCGTTTTATGACCGTCGAGAAATTCACTCAGTGCATCAAGCATCTGGTACAGGCCGATGGTCTGGCCGTCGCCGCGCCGCGCCGCATCGTTGCCCCGCGCATTGCCGGCGACGCAGATCAGATCAAAGCGCAGCGTGGCTTTTTCATCGCCAATCGCCACCGGACCTGCCACCGCATAAACGGCCGGGGCCGCTGTTTTGAATTTGCGCATCAAGGTCGCGGCATCGCCATCCGGCAAAGCCTCGACTTCTCGCAGATTCGCGGCAATCGGCGAAGCCTTGACCGCCGCAATCAGCTCAAGTTCGAGTTCAGACAGCATCGCGGCCAAATACCGATGGGCTGGATGAAAACTGCGCACTGTCGCTGGCGACATCGGCAACCGTTCCGGCCGAATCGGCCCCCAACTGGATCACGCCTTTGCCGACTTGCGTCAGATATTTGATGGCGTCGTCATAGCGTTTTTTCACCTGCTCGATAACCCTGTCTTCATACAAGTAATACCGGGTCATATCGCAGGCCATCCGCTCAAAATTGGCCGGAACAGTGGCCAGCGGCAGGGCGTAGCCTGTTAAATAACTGTTGATCTCCGCCTCTGCATCGCTGATGGCCTTATTCAACACCGTCGCATTGATCGTGCCGGCGGGCGGTGTGGAGCGGTCGGTCAGCTGGGTGATCTCCAACTGGCCGAAACGATCGATCAGGTTTTGCTGGGTGCAGTACATTATTTAGCCGGTTTTATGACGGGCTTGTCTTTGCCTTTTGGCGCTGACTTGTCGTCACCTTCAGACGCTGACTTGTCTTCGCTTTCTGACTCCGACTTACCGTCACCTTCAGGCGCTGACTTGTCTTCGTCTTTTGATTCCGACTTGTCGTCACCTTCAGACGCTGACTTGTCTTCGTCTTTGGCTCCGCCTTTGCCTTCATGATCCGGCCATACCTCAATAGTCAGCATCGGCTCGTTAAGCAGGCGTTCCAGTTCATCGGCGGTAAAGCGTTCGTCCGGGTGTGTGACAGGAGCGATTGAATGCACCACTCCGCACCGTCTAAAGCCTTCTTTTTTCGAGGTAATAACAGTAGCCATGATTGCACCTACACCAATGTAGTTAAGACGGAACCCTGCCAGCGTCCGTAACCGACGTTGCGCCAGGTGTCCAGGCCGATCTGAATAGCGTCGTTATCGAACGCATATTCCGAATTCTCGTCCTTGACCTTTAACGCCGGTTTGGTTTCTTCCTGCCGGATCAGCGGCTTGACACTGCCGTCGGTGCGGAACGTGGTGAATTTGTCTGTCCAGCCCGCCACCGTAAACCGTGGATTAACCGCGAGTTTGACCGACATGCCGTCCATGCTGAAGGTGCTAGGGCCGGAAACTCGCGCCGTAGACAACCCGGAGCGTGCCGCGTCACTCAGGCCAACCGGAACCATGACCAGGAACTCGCTGGCCAGTTCGTTGATCGGCTCGCCCTGGTCATCCACAAAGGTATGCAGCTGGGCGATGGATTTCAGGATGGCCTGCTGCATTTCTTCCGGTGACGGTGCAGTGACTACGCCGTGCGCCGTGGCCGGCAACGCGGAAATGTCCACCGAAATGGTGTTGCTCTGAGAGCCCGACTTGCCTTCGGCGTGGTCGGTATCGAAAAAATACTGGCCGTCATAGCACAGCGCGGTTGCGCCGTTCACGATCGACGTGCTCAGCAAAGATGCGAAATGGGTCACGCCGCGTTCGGCGAACTCGCCCATTCGTACCCGGAGCTGGCCGGTTTTGTCGCGGCGCAAATCTTTCAGCAGGATATCCAGCGTCGACTCGAAGTGACGGTTCTTGATTTCCATACCCTCTGCGGACAAGCCTTTCGCCTGCCGGCTGCCGATCCATTCACGCAGCGCGGGCGGCATGCCCAGCCAAACATATTTTTCCATCGCCTGGTCGGACGTGAAGTAATTCGATACTCCGTCAATCCAGCCAATCGCGTTAAGCGCTTCAAGACGCTCGTAATACATGCCGATAACCGCGCGGCTGCTTAAATCCTGTAAACTTTTTGACATAGTCGTGATCCCCTAGTTATTAACCTTCAGTCGCCCAAGTGCCGCGCAATGCCACAGCCAATGGGCCGTTGGCGTCGCCGGTCGCAAGCGTTACAAAATCCCCGCGCCGGGCGGTGGCTTTGGTATTGATCAGGTCTTTGTTGTCGGTGCCGGGCAGATCCGGGCCTTGTATTTTGTCGGCGGCCGCCGGCGAGACATTGACCGCAATCGTGCCGAACGCGCCGCCATTGACGATGGTGCAGTTAACCGGCACCGCCACAGCGGGCAGCGTGATAATCTTGGCGTCCACGGTAACGACCAACAGCTTGCCGTTGTCCTCAATATCCAGCGTTTTATCAACGGTGATGGCCTCGCGCACCGTATAGGCCGCCCAAGGATCGATATAGCGCGCCGCATCGAATGCTACGACCGCCACACCGGCGCTGACATAGCGATGCACGAAACCGATGAAGGTCCCGCCCACCGGGTTAAGGCTGAAGGTATCGTCGTCCGTTGCGTAAACCGGCTGGCCGACATCGGTAATCACCGCTCCGGTCACGGCCAGCTCGATCTTGCCGCTTTCAATCACCCGCACGTTAATGGCGGCAGCGAGTCCGGCGGAGTTGTCGGCCTGCGCTTCCGCGAAACCGCCGAACTTGTCGCCGGCGACCAGCGGTCTTGCATGACCGGTGCCTGCAACCAGGCCGACGGCCGCCAGCAGATAGATAATATCTGCCGCGATAAGCGGGAACTCGTTGCGGTTGCCGCCCTCGACGGGCCGCTGCTTGTCTGCTGTTAATGTAGTCATTCTTTACTCCCATGAATTTTGACCGAGCCCGCTTCATTGGCGCGGACATAGGCGATATAGGTATCTGCGGTGCCGAACTCGGCTTGCAGGGCTGCGGTTTTGTTGAACTCCGCTCTGGCCCGGTCTTCAACCGGCAGCGTACTGTCGATCTGACCGTCAACCGGCGGCTTGCCTTGGCTCTGCATGCCGGACAAGGCCGCAATCGGTTGCGCGGAATCTAAAAACCCGGATAGCGCGGCAAAATCCTGCTTACCCAGATTGGTCAAATAGCTTTCCAGCTGCTCACCGATAATCCGCCCGTCGGCTTTGCCTTGCTCGATCAACCGGTCAACACGATCGTCAACCACATTGCCGGACAAGGCCGCCAATTGAGTGCGCATCTCATTGACTACGCTAATCGGGGCGTATTTCGTCAGGTCTACTTCGGGGTTGATGCGTGCCGCTTCAGTGCCGACCTGCGCCGACAAAGCCGCAATCTCGGCATTTTTAGCCGTTATCAGCGCCGACATACTGGTCATCGAGCCATCTTCTTTAGTGAGCATGGCTTTCACTTTATCCAGCTCGGCGCACATCTCGGCTGGGGTGGTTGTTAGCGGCAAATTGAGCATATAGCACAGCCGTTCGCAGAGTTCGTCCATAGTGGATTCCTGTGAGGATGAAGTTGAAAAAATAAGCGCCGCCGCAGCGGCCAAATCATTGAGGTTGTCTAACGCGGGGTAGTTGGTCAGCGCGGCCATTAGCACGCCGGTGACGTGACCGGTACCATCCCATCGAATGACCGGACTGATGTAGCGGTATTCTTTAGCCACTATTGCATCCAAGGCGGCTTGATTCCATTCCATATCAACCGCGTACAGACCATCGCCGTCGCGCCATTCAAACCGTCCACCCCATCCCGCCGCAAGGGCTTTAATACCGGTGGTTTTGGCGTGCAGGGTTTGGTGCTCGTAATCGACCAGAAACCGTGAACTTAACTCCGCTTGTGCCGCTACAATCGCGGCGGCGTTTTTGCCGGTCATAATCCAGGCTGGGACGTCGGTCGGCCGATTATCTCGGCAACTGCGAAACGATCCAGCGGGAACCAGTTTGATTTCGGTCGGCGCGACGCCCTCCAGGTCAACCAGCAGGGCGGACAGTTCGACGTATTGAGTGGCGAGTTTTTTTGTCATGGACCGCATCATAGGCAGTCATGATCAAGTGAGGTATGCGAAGGACTTCGCAGGGACTGTTTTGCAGAAAGAGGTAGACCCTTGTGAGACTGTCCTCGCAAGGGTCAGATGAAATAGTACAGGATGTAGCCGTTGGGCGATACCCGAATACGTTTATAAACGATTTATGAGCCCGTTTAAGCCTCACTAAGTAATTTTACTAGCCCGTTATAGCGGCCACTATCGTTTTCGGGCCTTAAACCGCCTATATTTCAAATAAATCCAGATTGAGCATTAACGGCTCGACGGCATGGATAATCGTGCTGATCTGGCGGTCGGTTAATCCGTATTTGCGCACCAGATTACCCATGCTAAAACCCGCAAGATGGTCCTGACGGATCATCTCATTTCGGACCGCCCGGCGGGCGGCTTCCGCTTTGGCGATCGTCAATGGCTCAGCCCCGCCAAATACCTTGCTGAACTGGCATGCCGCAGGATAGCCCAACAATTGGCTGAGGCTATGCTCCGGAGTCATATTGGCCGGTACCGACAAGCGCATGCCGCCGTAAGCGCTCCAGATAAGCCACATGACGTCGTCGCCGCAGTATTCGGCGATTTCCAGCAGGCTGGCAGGCAGCAAGTGGCGGGGCAGTTCGCTCATTGTTGCGTAGCGCTCACGGTTGTCTTGAGGCAACGGGCTTGCCATTTCTTCAGCGCCTCGATCACGCCGCTGGCCTGCGCGGTGGTCAGCCATTGCAAGGCCTCAACCCCCATCAGTCGCTTGACGTAGTTCGCCAGGCTGGCTTCGGACGGATCGCGAACGATGCCCTGGGCGTGCATGTCCAGCCACAAGGCGCGGATTTTTTTAGACTGTGCGTCACCGGCCAGCTTCCGGGTTGATGTGTCCTGGCGGTGCTTGACCTTGAAGCCTTGCTTTTTCATGGTCTCAACCGCCTGGCACAGCTGGCCGATAGACAGCGTCGAAGCCGAGTATTTGCCGTCTTTCAGGGTAGCGCCCTGCATCGGCAGCCAGATGCCGTAATAGAACTCGTCATCCCAGCCCAGCTCGGCCTTGCCGACTTGCAGCAGAGTATAGTAGTTTTTGCGGTTATCCGTCTCGGAGCGCGGTTTGTAATGTCTATGATTCATGGGTTGCTCTCTTGGCTTTGCCCTGCCAGTTGGCTGGCGGGGTTGATTTGGGTTTAATGATCTTGCCTACCGGCTGCATACCTGACTGTGTGCCGGAATATTCGGGGCTAAAGCCCCTCCCACGCTGCGCCTCGATCGCTTTGGCCTCAGTCACCGCTAGATTCTTTTCGACCCGGCCGACCATGATGGATAACAAATAGCCGTTGGATTTCAGCGGCAGCACTAATGACGCCGGTTTATTACTAACCAGTTTCATCATCTCTCCTTCCCAGGCTTGCATCGGCATTGGATACTCGACGCCGTTGCGTTTTACGGTGCCGGATTTAATCATCGGCATCAGCTCTTGCGTCAAGGCCAGCCGCCGCGACCAGCGCAGCGCCTGCTTACCGGGCTTAAACAGCTCCAAATAACGCAGCAGTGCGCCGATCATGCTCGGCGGTACGCTCTGGATCAGCGCCGTCCACTCGTTACCTGCGGCCAGTTCCATGCCTTGAATGATGTCGACCGCCTTGCCGCAGTAAGGACAATCAAAACTGCAACTCATCAGATCAAGCCTCTTTTTCAATAGCCAAAAAATCAAACTCAAACCCGAAAGGGAAATCAACAGACGACATCGATAACGGGATCGCCACCTTCTCGTTCGCCTCATTCATAAAATACGCCTCGATAAACCAACAGGTGCGCGTCGGCTTGTAGGCCTGCAAGATCGTATTAACGCCGTCGGTAAAATTCACATCGTGAAAATCATCGGTCATTTTTTGCAGTTCCAACACGCGGCTAGCGCGCAGATTGCCTTTCGCGTCTTTCTTTAACAGCCTGAAAATAGTCTTAACCAACTTTGCCGATGACGGGTCGGTCGCCAACGAATCGATGTAGGCGGTCACTTTTTGAATGCCGGCCGATACCGTATCGTCCCAGCCGTCATTGACCCGATAGCCGATGGTGATGCCGTATTTGTCCGTCGAAAACGTATGGCTTTGCTGGTTGTCAGTGACGCCGTAAACGTCTGCCTTCATCTTCAGCAGGTCTTTGAAGTAAGCAAATGTCTCCGATTTAATGGCGCTCAAGTTGTCGGATACGGTCATTAATTTAGCGACTGCATCGGGTACGGTCGTTTGCACCAAGTCTTTGTAGGCTTTGCGGTCCTGTACGGACTTAGTGCGCTTAGCGCGTAATAAATCTTCCAATTGCTGCTCGGTTAAATGATTGGGGTCAATCAGGGTCTCAGTCGTCATTTTTCTTATACCAGTTGTGTAAAATTATTTACCAAAAATGGATCATTGCCGGCAGCGCCATCAGCACCACAATCAGCAACAAGATCCCGTCCATTACTGCGCCGCGCGGTGGTTGCGATGCCCCGGCCAACGGACCACGTTGGACGCGTCCGGATGGCGCATCGGCTTATGCCAGACGACCTTGACGTCATCAATAATCGCCGCATAGGATTTGTAAAAGCGGCCATCCTCCCAGCCTTGGCCGGTATAGGCGGACTGCAAATTTCGCGTGGCATAAGTCGGCTGCACGATCATGGTGATGCCTCGGCCGATCTGCACCTTGATCAGCGCTAACCCCAGGAACTCCAGTTTTGCCGCCGCCAGGACGATCCGGCGGCGCAGGTCCGGAGCGCAAGGCGCATCGAGTAATTGATAGCTGCTCATGATTAAGCCTCCCGGATTAAATCGCCGCTGACCTTGGCAAAACCCAGTTGGGCAGCCTGATTCAATGCGGCAGTGACTAAGTTGTTGACCATCAACGGGTACATCAAGCTGATCGTCTCTCGGGTTTTAGCATTCGATTTGGTAAAGATCAGCTGGGCCCGGATGCCGTCAATCGCATCGACCTCAAAGACATTGGCGATATCAGCACCGACGCGATTAAACTTAAAGCGCAAGTAGTCGTCGATCGACGCATCCAGCGGGGCCAGCTCGACCAACTCGCAGCGCTGCACCACTTCGCGCACCTCGGGCGAGCGCTCGGACAGCTTGTTTTTCAGTTCGGTCTGGCCGATCAGGATGATCGACAGCAGTTTTTTAAAGCCGTCTTCCAGTTCCAGGAAGCGCTTTAAGTGCTTTAGCGTTTGAGTGCTTAAGGCATGGGCTTCTTCGATGATCAGGCAATGCGCAAACCCTGCACGGCGGCTGTCTTTGAGTATCCTATGCAGCTGGCGGCTTTTGGCTTCCATGGTCCGCTTGGGGTTCTCGTTGGGCGCTACGGTGTTGATGATCGCATCGATAATGCTCGCGGATTTCAGCGTCTTGCCTTTGATATCGTTGTCTTCCATGCCCAATACGTACGGCTGAATCAGGATAATCGCCGCATCCTCACGGGCGATGCGGTCTTCCAGGTCTTTGCGCAAGGTGGATTTGCCCGCGCCGCTTTCGCCGACCACGGCCATAAAGCCGCCGAACTTTGCGGTGCTATACAGGTACTCGCGGACATAGCGCGTGGTCGGGCTGTTGAATACGTCATCCGCTTCGTTGACGTCATCGCTGAACGGATCGCGAAACAGGTTGAAATGCCGCTTTGCGGCTGGTGACAGCGTTTGTTTTCGTAGTAACATGTCTAAGACCTCCGAGGTCGTTGTTATTTCTGTATCGGCTGTTGGCGCAGCCGGTGCGGGTTCAAATAAACTGGCCAACATCCCATTAAATCCGCGCGATCTCAGCACTTCTTTTATCGATTCTTCTAAATCGGTTCGGGATGGTTTTTTCGGCCAAATGCACTTGTTTAGCAGTTGCGCCATCGTTGCCGGACTGACATTGACTGCACGAGCCAGTTCAGCCTGCTTGATGCCTTCTTCGGCTAGGAATAGTTTTAATTCCAGCATGTTAGTGATGAGCGGCTGATTGCGCAGTTGGAGCGCCTATTTTGCTTGCAACGCTAGCCGCGTAGATCGTGTGAATACACGACTCTACTAACGTTGCGAGCCTGTTAGCCGGGGTATCGGCATCGGGGGCTTCACCTAGTTTTTCCTGCTTGAGCACTTGCACATTGACGCCGGAGGTAGTCAAATCCGTGTCTTCGATGATGATTATTGTTTTAGCCATTTGCTTATCTCTCTTGGATGGGGTTGTGTTTATGCTTTATGCGTCAATGCTTGCCCGCGCTTGCTTTGTACGGGCTTATGGAGCGATACATCGCTGGCCGCATGTCTGCCGGCGGCCAGCGCATCATAATCTCGGTATCCTTGCGGGGCCTGACCAGTGCGGTTATCTGTCTGTAATTGGCCGCCGAAGCGTTGCTGTTTATAGGCAGCAATCGCTTCTTTATCGGCTGGGCTACCTGCAAATACTTGAACTTGACGGCTGACACGAGAAACCCAGGCATCGCAAAACAGGTCAGCCATGCGGATTTTATTAGTACGTTTGAAGCGCTTAAGGGTTTTGATGTAGTCAGTACGGTCGTTATTGATCTGTCGGCGCAGTACGTCGAAAGTGTACGCGGCCAGTTCCGGTTTGATGCCGATGCCGATGAATTTCATAACGCTATCTTGCCAGCCGCCGCCCGATTGAAATACCGCTTCACAGCCAAAGGCTCTAGCGACAACGTTACTCAGGCTGCATAGATACAACGGCGGGTTGTACTTGCCGCCGGATTTACAGTGTTTTTCATGCACGTTGGCGGCGGCTACGTCGCCGCTGGTCAGGTTATATTTAGCCATTAATACATCAGCTTGACGCTTAGCGGTTTCGGCTTCGGTTGGATTGTCCGACGTGGATAAGGCCAATAACTTGGCTATTTTTACTGCAATTTTTTTAAGGTCTTGGTCGTGCATCGCTTTACCTATTAATTAATTTGTTGTTTTTTAAACGGCCTGCAATCTAGCCTTGCCGCCCACGGACCTTCCTGCGCGCAGATCGGCTAAAACCTGTTCCAATTCCGGTTCGGTGGCGCCGTCCGGGAATCGCTGTTGTAAATCAGCCAGCATGGTAGGCTGCCAATCCTCATGTAAATGCCCACGCAGCCATTTAGCCATTTGCACGGCATTCTTCCGCAGCAGCTCAACCGTTGGCGCATTGATATCCAATGCAGTGCCGCGTTTAGGCATGAAAGTCGGCAGCTCTTGCTTAGACGCCAGCAGCGGATCAATCCGTCCGTCAAACGGCACATAATGCTTGTTGTCGCGCTTCTTCTCGGTTGCAGCCAGCGTATCGGTTCCTGCGGCCAGCTGATGGATGCGCTTGCGATTGGTATCGGCTACCGTGTCCGGCTTGGCTTTGTGTTCTTGGCCGATCACCGCCGCACTCTCCCTAAAGCCCAGCTCGTTTTTCTTGTCTTCGTACAGTGCAATGTGCTGTTCCTGGCCATCCTCGCCCCAGACCACCGCCATCGCGGTATCAACCATAAACGGATGCCAATGTACGTACACATCGCTTTTTACATACACGTCCGGCACATGATCGACTTTCCAGGTACGGCTCTTAAACGATACGGTCAAATCGCCGCGCACTTGGCGCTTGATAGGCTCCTCAGTCGCTAAGCTCAGCAATACCTCGGCGCTGGGCGTAATGCGCAGTTGCTCGGCGGTAATCGTCAGCCACACCGCAAACCGGGTGCGCTTGGTGCGGCTGTGCTCTTTGGTCGCGTTCCACCACAGCTGATAGGTCTCCGCTTCCGCATTCAACTCCTCAAAATTGGCCGGGCGTTTTTTCATGTAGCGCAAGGCTTGTTCAAAAGAGGTCTCCACTAAATGGTTGCCTTTTTCAACGCTGCCTTTGGCCCGAGGATTGCGCCGCCGGTTAACGATCAGCTCAGTACCCATACGTGTGCAAAAGCGCCGCACCAGTCCGCCCGACGTTGCCCCCGGATCAACCATCACGATCATCGGCGCACCGTGAAACGGGTCGTTGCCGCTCTTCGGAGCCATCGCCCAAGCCAGGAACCGCACGGTATGCTCACCGCTTTCCGAATGTGGATAATAGCGGTAGCGCACCACACCGCTGGCATGATCGCTGACCACGTAACGAATCACCCGGAACTGCTCAATCGCTTTAAGATTTTGCGGTTTGTTTTTGTAATGCACTGCATCATCCAACTCCACTAATTCGGCGCTGCCATCGGGTAAGTAGTAAATTACACACACCGAGCCATCGACCTGCCACACATGGTTCGGATGCAACGATTGCAAATTGGTATGCGGCGTTGCCTGCCGCAGTTGATCCGGATGCAGGTTATAAACGCGCAAACCGTTAGCAATCGCCGACTCTGACAGCGGAACCAGTTCGCCAGTGGCTGTGTCCAGCGTTGCTGCGACTATCTCGCCGTTATCTCTCAGCACTTCAATGGCCTCCTTGAGTGAGGTTATTTTCCGGTTGTTCTTACGGTAGCCCTCCATGCAGTAGGCCGAAATAATGTCGGCATCTTTCGGGGTCAGCTCCACCACGCCGGCATCGGCGCGGCGCTTGCGCGGCTTGCTGACCGCAACTTTGTTGAGGTGCCGCATCAACGTACCCCGGCTTGTCCCCAAATCCCGGCAAGCGCGTTGGTAGATCGGTTCCTTCTCGCCGTGGCCTGCCGCCGCCACGGCGTCGGCAATGCCTACCAGTTGTTTTATATAGGCGGGGTTCATGGTTAGGCCTCAGTTTGTTGTTCTTGCTGGGCTTGATAGGCCATAAATGCTTCGGCATCGGCCCGGCCTGGATCGTCAGCGGCTTGTTCGAGTTCCAGAATCGGCTCAAAGCCCATGTTATCTGCCACGCCGTAGGCAGCGGTAATGATCAGGCCGACCGCTTGACGCGCGGCTAATTCGATGTGCTTTGGCGGCTGGCCATCAAACACGTTGTACAACTTGACGATTTCGCTGTTCAGCGTAGCGGTGACTTTTGCCGTGAGTTCGCGCGAGTATTCTTGCAGGCGCATCAGCTGGTATTCGCCGGGCATGGCGACTTCGTCTATTTTCGAGGTCTTGTCCAGTTGCAGCCGGGCCAGCAGCTCGTTCTTTTTGTCCAGCTCTTCGCTTTTGCCTTTGATGACAGAGTCCTTGGCGCCTACGGATTTAGTTAGCTCATCAATTTGTTTTTCTGTAACCTCTTTCTCGCGCTGGTGCTTGGCGGCCAATTGCTGCATCAGCTCCAAAGCTTTATCGAAATTTTCTTCTTCGATAGCCATACCGATAATTTGGCGGTCATCGGCGGGCAGGGCTTTGAGGGCGTTGTAGTCGCGTTGTCTAAAGCCTAGGCGTTCGGCTTGTTCGTAAAGTTCTTCGCCAAGCAGATTATAGTTATTGATAAGATCACGAATACGCCGACCAGTCTTGCCAAGAAAAATTTCACAGAACTCATCAAAAGTGGAAATATTTCCGGCTACACCATCCCTAACATAAGGCAACCCCTTGTATTGTTTAGACTCTCTTACTTTTAAAGCCGTTTCTATAATTAATTTTTCGGAAACTGTTGCCGAAAATTGTGCGGCTTCGATGCGTCCTATCGCTTTTATGGCTTCAAAACTTCCCATAATTACTGCATCTGCCGCAGCTACGGTATTGTTTTCCTGGCGAATCTCCATCAACCCAGTATTGTTTTGATCAGCGTCGGTAAATTGCTCAACGCTAGTGTCTCTTGGTGTACGAGCCATGTCTTACCCTCTATTTAGTCGTTGTTGTGATTCTTTGATCCGTTCTGCCGCGTTATCCAGAGACTTTAAAATCTGCACGGCATGTTGCCCTAGCCGATGACTAGGCCTGATACGGCTGGTCTCCGGGATGCGTTCAGCAAAGCCTGCGCTTTCCAGTGTCGAGACATAGCGGGTAATGTCGCTAGCCGAATAACCCGTCTCTTTGACCAACTCGGTCGGGCTAAAGCCGTGGGCAAAATTCCTGAGCAAAACGTCTAACACCTTAAGCACCTTGAGTGCGCTTTTGTTATCTTGTGCAGCCATGATTACCCCTTGCTCAGCTTGGCTAATTTACGCTCCAGTATTTTGGTCAACGTTTTGATGACCTGGGCGGAGTCCTCGGCGTCGATGATGATCGAACCGTAAGAGGTGGCGACCACAAACCCACGAGCCATATCCGGGATCTGTTTAGCGAGTGCGTATTTCAAATCATTTTCATCCATAGCGATTACTCCTCATCAAATGGCAGCTCCGGCTGCCGGTATTTTTCAACATTGCCTTTATGCCAGGCCATGCGCTCCAAGGCGGTTTGCATGGCGGCTAGTGTGGCGTCCATATCGCTCGGGTCGGCATAAAAGCTCATCAGCGCACCAATAGCATCATGTGTTGCCGATTGCAGCGCCTGTATATCTTCTGGCCCGCCTTTGCGGCCTTTGGGTATTTCGATGACCAACTTACCGCCGCTGACCACCAGCCAACGGCTGACGAAATCTATGCCGCAGGCATGTTCAAAGCCTTTTATCGATCGGGCCGGCATGCTGGCTTCCTGTATCCATTTGTACAGCGTCCATTTGCTGGCCAAGCTCATCAGATCAGCGACCGTGTCCACAGAGCGGTTATGTTTAACCCTGGCGTATTCCAAGCAACAATCCATCGCATCACGCAGATCGCGGGGTTGCACGGTCTTCCAATTCCTACGGCTCATTGCGGATAGCCCTCATACCAGCACCCAAACAAAAACCGCTCTTGTGCATTGTGAAAGCCTGTTTCATAATGCAAAAATAAGCCCGTCTTAAATCACTACGGGTAATTACCATGGCTGCTATTAAATACTTATGCATTAACTGTCACTGCTCGCTGGTTATTCAGCCGTTTATGCCGGTTGATAGCAAAGCCAGGCTGCCTCAAATGAGGTGTCCGTTTTGCAAGCACATATGTGCACCTGAGCAGTCGATAGAGGCTCATCGGGACTCACGGGGCCTGGTTGATAGGCCGGCGCTTTATCGGCTCTGGTCAAATTGCCCAAACGCATATAAGTGCGAACTGCACGGCCAATACGACGCCGATTGCGAGGACGGACGGATGATGCCGAAATGTCTGGTCGCCCTTCATGCAGAAGCTGAATACGCAGTGCATTTTGCGCAAGCAGCCGCTCAACCAGCACCAAAGCGCCGATCTCGAAAGGCACCGGATAGCGCTGAGCGTGGAAGCTGATGGTTTGATCGCACGCAACGCGGCGATGATAAACGGGATTATTGAGCGATTGGGCCATGGTTAAGTCCTCGGTAGTTTTGCTTAGGTAGTTTCGCTTAAGTAGTTATGCGTACGTTGTTTTACGTAGGCTTTAGGCGGCCCGCCTGTCAACCGAGTCATCGTCGGCTGATGGCTTGAGGCCCAGGGCGACGGCAATTTTGTGGGCCCGGCCGTAATTGCATTTGTAATAGCCGTTGAGGACCAAAATGACTTCGCGCGGCGGAAAACCGTGGTCGCGGGCCCAGCCCGTGGTCGTGATGCCCTGTCTTGCAAACTCGGCTTTGACTTGTTCGGGGGTTTTTACTTGTTCGGGTTTGTTCATGACTGGCTTTGAAACCCGGTAAATCGATTTAACTGAACAATTGCGCATAAAGTGCTCCTTAAGCGGCTTGCTGAGTAAAGGTGGCTAGTTTTTCGGCAATCTCGCGGCCTTTGCCGTAATTGCCGTGGCGAATACCACGGACAACGTCAGAGACATCGCGAAATTTGAAGCCGTTGGCTTGGGCCCAGGAAGTCATGGTGTGGCCCCGTTGACGCAGGGTGTGCTTAACGTCGTTGGGGTTAAATTGTGGTGTGCTCATGTGCGCTCCTCGTTTAACGGTTAGTGGCTGTTTGTCGGTGTTAATTATTCCACGTTTGTGGAATTTTTGTAAAGGAATTTTTCAAATGAAAAATGTAATTGCTGGTCGATTGCTTGAAGAGCGGTTACGGCTAAAGCTAAATAAAGGCGCAATGGCGCAGGCTGGCGGTGTTGTTAACAGTACGTATACGAATTATGAAGATGGTAAGCGGTCACCTGACGGGGAGTTTTTATCGGCAATAGCTGCCGCTGGAGCCGATGTGCAATACATCCTAACCGGGGTGCGCTCCATCAATCCGCCGGTTAAGCCATCGACAATAGACCAACATCAAGCGCTGATTAAAGCAGCTGCGGAAATGGCGACTAAATTTAATCTGCCTGAGGATGGGGCGGCTGATCTGCTAGGTATGATCTATGCAATTGGCAGTCAAAATGCAGAATTACTCAATACTGCCAACACCCTCAGACCCGACCAAGCCGCGCTGCTTGATAATGTAGAACATTGCGCCAAGGAGGATCAGGAGGCCATCAAGCGCATGGCCTTTATAGCCGCTAAAGCGGACAAGGATGAAACGCAATCAGGGAAGAAAAAAAGGGCTTAAACCGCCCCAATAAGCGCATGAACATAAGCGTTTAACTAGCGCCTATGCTATTTACTTTTCGATCTTGGAGGTTAGATATGGGTTTTTTTGATAGATTAAAGAAAAAAACAGATACCAATACAATTAATTGCGGCCCGGTGACGCTGAGTTATTCAATAGAGGTCAAAAAAAATCCTATCCATGAGCAAATTGCCGCTTTACACAGGGAGGCTGAAAAGTACAAAAATGTGGATTGGTCTGCTGCGGTTGTAAGCCTAAAAAAAGCAACCAATTTAATGAGACAACATCCCGGCAGCTATTCACTCACGCAGTGGACGAGATTGCCTATATTTATGCAACAAGCTGGACAGTTTGATGATGCGATGCAGGAGTTTGAGCGATTGTTAAGTGAGGTAGAAACACGGGTCAGACAGGAGTGTCTTGAAAATGCAAGCGCAGTTCGTATTGAGTACATGGTTAATCTAAATTACCAAAAAATCTACGACAAAATGCGCATGGTTTGTAAACGACAAAAGCGCCTTGATGAAGCTGCTGAATATGCTGAACTATCCCGCCAACACAGTGAAAGAGTTGCAGAATTACAAAATATCGTTAATCAAGAACTTAAAGATGAACGGAATGCCGTTTATGTTCAATATGCTAAAAATAGGCTAAAGCAACTTAGGGACCCGGATTTAATTAAATTTTATCCGTATTGGAAATATGTATGCAATGAAACCCAGATACACGCGTGCCATTTAGAGTATTCAGGTCTTGTGCTTCGGCATGATGATCCTTGGTGGGATTCACACTTTCCGCCTAATGGCCCTGATTGTCGGTGCAGAGTCGCATCTGCCAAAAATGAAGAATATACGGGGCAAATAGCACCGCTTGATTGATCTTGGAGTAAACGAATGAGCGCGGTAGGTTGGGCTGAGGCACGAAGCCCAACACCTCGGCTGTAGGTTGTTAGACAGCAGAACCCGCTTTCTAACAACCTGAAATTAAGCTCAAAAAGACCTTAAGTTAAGCTGAGTTTTTCGTTAATTTTTTGAGATTGGCTTACGGGCTTACCCACGCACAAGCAAAGCCCACTATAAACAGGATCAAGTATGGACTCAGCTGCCATCAGCAGTTTAATAGCCGCCGGAGCCGCGCTGGCAGGCGGGGCGATTTCCCAAGTGTTTTCATTGCTTGGCAAACGCTCAGAACGAAAACATGAAGTGCATCTGCTACGCCGGGCAAAGCTGGAGCAGCTGACGGAGTTGGTATATCAGTCGCAGCTATTGGCGCTTGAGTCGCTGGAGTTGATTCGGAACGTTCCGGGCAAAGAATCCTTATCAACCGTTCGGCAAACTCAGGATCAAATCGCCTTGCGGGTTTGTTCCTTAGCGCTGTTATTTTTTCCATCTTTGAAGGTCGTGGCTGGTGAATTTCTGAAGGCATCGGTTGGTTTCCAAATAGCGTTAGAATCAGGTAAGGAAGATGAAATGATTATTGCCGCGCAACGCGTGACTCCAATCAGGAAGTCGTTGGAGCAAGAAATCGAGCGTTGCGCAATTAAGCTTGGTTTTCACGGCCGCTGACAATTAGGCGTCTTGCCGCCTGGAAAAGCGATCCAGACCGTCACACACGGCAGAACATTAACGCACAGCCGCCGGTTATACGGCGACCAATGCGCACCAATCCAGCAGCTGCCTAATCTGAATAAAAGTCCGATCTTCATCGTCTAAACGCCTCCGGTGGCGGCATGTCGCCGGGCGGAATCTGTAGCATTTCCCGCCAGACGCGATTGAATTTTCGCGAATCGGCACTCACGGCTTGCCAGTCTTCTTCTGTGTTGCCTTTTTTCAGGTAGTAGCCACGGATCGAGGCATGGCGCAGGCTGGCCCGTTGCAGCCGTGCTGGGACTGCATACAGATTGTTATACATCAGCATCCGATAGCTTTCATAAGGTCGTATGTCTTCGGGGCACTCCTTGCTTTGCACCAATCCAACCCGACCTCATCCAGGAATGATGCTTCTATTTCGGCCCACCGTTCTACCAGCTTTGCCCATGTCGGCGATAATTCCCGGAGTTTGTCCATGTGCTTCCGCGCCTCTGGTACAGCATCAAGAAATAACAGGCACCTGTTCAGGTCGTCTGGATCGTAGGGGTGCGACTTCGGACCGTCTAATCCAGCAATGCAGAAGGCCATAGCTTTGGAAGATTGGCCGACGCGACCCGTCGCAAACCAATTTAAAATCTTGTCTTTCATTCTTGGTTCCTCATTTATGCCTAACCCGTCGCTCAGGCAAGGCGTTTACCCGCTCGCAGGTCGGCCAGTGTTAATCCTCCGGTGTATTGGCAATGCGCCAGTTCTTGAAACCCTTTCCAACGTCCCGCCCACTCTAACCCTAAGCTTTCAGCGATTTTTCCGCACTGATTAAACCGTGCGGTATCGCTCCAGACTGCCTTGCCGTTCATGATCGGGCAGAAATCAAAGGCTAAGCGATAGTTGTGAAACGATTGTCCGGCGCCTGCCTTGGTCACGATTTTGCCTGGCTGGGTTCGCCCTTGTGCATAGAGCGCGGCTTGCGATTCGTTATCCCGGTAGGTGCTGGTGATGATGATATCGATACCTCGCTGGGCACAGGCGGTAATAAAGGCATGGCACAGGGCGGCGACGTGGGGGTGCAGGTCTTCGATTTTGCGGCTGTTAATCATGGGGTGTCTCCAGTAGACGTAGTTATCCGTTCTGAAGTCTACGCATCTGGCGATAAGCGGGGCATGCGAAGGGCTTCGCATACTGACTAATTGCCCTAGCGCCTAAAATTTCCTCGCGCTGTTGATTAACCCACTATAGGAGGAAATACGATGCGCAAATCCACCCGGGCAATTCGCCTATTTTTACTGCCGCTGGTTGCGCCGATTTTACGAGCGCAACCACTTCTTCTTGATTCGCCGCCGATGGTCGAAAAAGGCTTGGCCGTGGCGGAATCGCCTTCTGACGTGCGGGCATGGGATGCGCCGGATACGCCGTTTTTTATTTTGGCGTCTCATGACGCAGATATTGAGCGTTTAAGCCTGCAAAACAGCGGCGCTTATCGTCAATTCACGCTAATGGCGCTGGGGAGAGAGCCCGATGGCGACGGCTATACAGATCATGTCGCGTTTAAGCCCGATCATCCTATTGATTACGGGGGCGTTTAAGCTTCCGGCTTGCGGGGCGCTTTATGCGCCTCGCTTTTTATCGACAATCGGAGGTATCGCATGACCGGCATACAGCAATTGCAGAAAGCCCGGCGTGATTTGCAGAGAAGAAAAAATCAATTAAAAGGCGCTGAATCCAGGCTGGATGTGGCGCAACGTGATGTTGAATGGTTTCGCTCTAAGATTGATGCCGATCGGATTGTCATTGGCGAGTGCTGGCTTGATCTGATGATTAGCGGCATTTCTCATCGCCAGTTTTTGCATTTTATTTTGGAATATGAAGATGAAAAGTTGGATTACTAAAACGGCCGGTTGGCTGGCGATTGTTTTCGGCTTGGCCGGTTATGCCTTCGGCCTGTTCGATAGCGGAATGGCGGGGATGCTCGTCACTAATGGTATGGGCTATATCGGCGTCGATCGCAAATTCCAACGCTTGGCCGACAGCCAGAGCAATAGCCAGGCGGGTGTATGACACCGATGCTGATTCTCATGCTGTTGGCTGCAACAGCCATAGCCTTGTTGGCAGTATGGATCTGGATTTATCGGCGTGCTGCTGCCGTAAACCGGGCCGAAGCTGACCGGCAAGCGCAGCGGGCCAATCAGGCAGAAACCCGGATCGCTCGCACGCACAAGCTAAATACCAACCTCGAACAATTACAACAAAAACAACGGGCGGAAACGATCAATGCAACCACACCGCAACATCTTGCTGAGCGTAATGATTTTGATAATGACTGGTCTGACCGGATGCCCGAGTCCACTGCCGGCGCAAGTCATTCAGGAACCGCTGACACGGCCGCCGCGCCCGGTGCTGCCGGCGATTAAGTCGGCTGATTTGCAGTGCTTGAGCGATGACACCTATTTGCGCCTGGCGCAACGCAACCGGCTGCAGCGGCACTATGCCGAGCAGCTGGAGCTGATCATCGACTCGACCCGGGAAACCGCACGATGAAAGGACTGGAAGCCCTGCTCAATGACGAGCGCATGAACGCCGAAGAGCTGGGCGACCGCGCCGAGCTGTTCCACCAGGACCTATCGTTGCTGCAACACCAGCAAAAAACGGCCATCGCCCCAGACGCCGTCTCGCTGGAATGGTGCGAGGAATGCGGCATCGAGATCCCGGAGCAGCGGCGCCAAAGCCTGCCCGGCGTGACGCTGTGCGTAGACTGCAAACGTGAACAAGAACTCAAAGACAGGATGCACCGATGAATATAGGGATTTTTGGCGAATGGCTGGACGTGATTTACAAGATAGCGATGGCGGTATTCGGCATCTGGCTGTATCTGGATCGGCGCAACGACCGGACGCACCTGCGTATCAGCCAGCTGGAAGAACGGATCGACGGGCGACTGGACACCCATACCGAACGGCTGACGCGCGTGGAAACGGAGCTGACTAAATCACCCACCCACGATCATCTGGCCGAGGTTTACCGGGAAATCCGCAAAGTATCGGATGCCATGTCAACGATGGCGATATCGCTGGCGGCCATGAATGCGACGCTGGATAACGTCAGCGACCTGACCCGGCGCATGGACACCTTCTGGCGCAACCATAACAACTAAGAGGAAACGCGATGGACTACAACGCCTTTATGACCGCCCACCGGCGGCTGACTATTTTGCAGCTGCTGAGCGCCGCCAGCGCCTATACGTTGCATGAGCTGGACTTAAAAAACGGGCTGGCCGCGCAGGGTCAGGTCGCATCGACTGACCAGCTGCGCGCCGATCTGCAATGGCTGCATGAGCAGGGCCTGGTGCTGGCCAAGCAACCGGACGGCGTCTGGTTCGCGACATTGACCGCAAGGGGCGGCGACGTAGGTCAAGGGCTTTCAACCGTGCCGGGCGTAGCCAGACCGGAGCCGGTCTAGTGGCACCCCGTTCTTCCGTCGAACTGCTGCCGCCTGCTGTGCTGGAGGCATTGAACGCGCGCCTGATCGATCAGGCGTTTAGCGATTATGTCGGCCTGGCCGCGTGGCTTAAAGAGCAGGGTTTCGAGATCAGCAAGACCGCGGTCTGGCGGCACGGCTCGGACCTGCAAGCCAAGATGGAAAAATCGATGGGCAAGGCCCGCGAGCGTATGGAGATCGCCAAAGCCTTGCGCGGTGCCAGCGACGACGAAAAAGCCGCGCTGATGGAAGCCACCGAAATGGTGGCAATGGATCAGCTGATGGATATGTTCGAGGCCACCGCCGAACTGGACGCAGCCGAACGCATGGCCGCCGTGCCCAAGCTGGTGCGGGCGATTGCCGATTTAAACCGGTCGGCGATCGGCAGCGCCAAGTGGAAACGGGAGTTTGAGGCCGAGATCCGCAAGCAGGCCCGCGAAGAAGCCGCCGAGGAACTGACCCAGGAACTCAAAAACGACGGCATCAGCGCCGAGCTGGAAGCGTCCATTAAACGCATATTGATCGGCAAATGACCACGACCGTCGAAGAACTGCAAACCGCTGACTATTTCCCCGAAAACGAGCCGGTGCTGCTGGGCTACCAGGCGCGCTGGTTTGAGGATGAGTCCGAAGTCAAGATCGGCGAAAAATCGCGCCGTACCGGATTTACCTGGGCGGAATCAGCCAGCAACGTCATCACGGCATCCAAGCCCAAAAGGCGCGGCGGCCGCAATGTTTTTTATATTGGGTCAAGGCAGGAAATGGCGCTGGAGTATATCTCTGCGTGCGCACTGTTCGCCAAGGCGTTCAACCAGCTGGCCGGTGCTATTTCAGAATCCATGTTCAAGGACGAGGACGGTAGCAAGGAGATCCTGACTTACACGATCCGCTTCCCGAATTCCGGTTTCAAGATCAGCGCCCTATCCTCACGGCCCTCCAACTTGCGAGGCATGCAGGGCGACGTGGTGATTGACGAGGCTGCGTTCCACGACTCATTACATGAGCTGCTTAAGGCCGCGATGGCGTTGATTATGTGGGGTGCGCGGGTGCGCATTATCAGCACCCATAACGGCGTCGATAACGAGTACAACCAATATATCGAGGACGCGCGCGCCGGCCGCAAGCCTTACAGTGTGCACCGCGTCACGCTGGATGATGCGCTGGACGATGGCTTATTCAAGCGCATTTGCTTTGTGACCGGCCAGCAATGGAGCCTTGAGGCTGAGGCCGCTTGGCGAAAGAAGATCATCGACAACGCCCCCAGCCAGGAAGCGGCCGACGAAGAATATTTTTGCATCCCCAGCCAGTCCGGCGGCGCGGCCTTGAGCCGGGTGCTGATCGAGGCGCGGATGGACCCGCGTTATCCCGTTATCAGGCTGACCAAAGACAACGGCTTTAACGAATGGCCGGAGCATTTGCGCCAGGCCGAAATCAAGGACTGGTGCGAAGAAAAGCTGCTGCCGGAACTGAACAAGCTGAACCCGGCCTTGAATCACGCTTTCGGCGAAGACTTCGGGCGGCTGGGCGACTTGACGGTGATCGAGCCGATGGTGATCGAGCAGAACCTGGACCGCATCGTGCCGTTTTCCGTAGAGCTGCGCAATATCCCGTTCAAGCAGCAGGAGCAGGTATTGTTCTACATCGTTGACCGCCTGCCCAGGCTGATCGGCGGCGCGCTGGATGCGGGCGGCAACGGCATGTATCTGGCCGAGCAGGCCCGGCACCGCTACGGATCGGGCCGCATTCACGAGATTAAGCTGTCGGAAAGCTGGTACCTGGCCAACATGCCCAAGTTCAAGGCGGCCTTCGAGGACGGCAAGCTGACCATCCCGGCCGATGCCGACCAACTGAACGACCTGCGCGCCTTGCAGGTCATCGGCGGCATTATCAAGCTGCCCAAGGCCAAGACCGAAACCGGCAGCAACCAGCGCCACGGCGACAGCGCGATATCGAAAGCGCTGGCCTACTTTGCCAGCCAGCAGGATGCGCAGATCATTGAATATACACCGATACCCAGCAAAGAAACACGCTACTGGGATACCGACGATTTAACCGCCACGCGCAAAGGGGCCTGGTAATGCAATTTTTAGACTGGTTTAAAAAGAAACTCGTACCGGCGGACGTGAAAGAGCGCCAGACCGATTCCCCGCAATCGGCTTTGCTGCACCGCGAGTTTGCCGAACACCCCTCCAAGGGCCTGACCCCGGCGCGGCTGGCCAGCATCCTGCTGGACGCCGAACAGGGCGACATGATCGCGCAGGCCGAGCTGTACATGGACATGCGCGAAAAAGACGCCCATATCGACGCCGAGATGCACAAGCGCGAGATGGCCGTCAAAAAGCTGGACTGGACGCTGGAACCGCCGCGCAACGCCACCGCGACCGAGAAGAAAAACACCCAGTTGCTGGAAGACCTGATCCGCGACGAGCTGGATATCGGCGGCATCCGCATGGATGCGCTGGACGCGATCGGCCACGGCTATGCCTGCCTGGAACTGGGCTGGGGGCGTACCGCGCAGGGCCTTTGGTTTCCCAACCAGATCGAGCACCGGCCGCCGAGCTGGTTCACCTGCCCGCCGGACAACCGCAACACCCTGCACCTGCGCCAAAGCGGCGCGGTGTATGGCGCACCGTTGCAGCCGTTCGGCTGGATCGTGCACACCCACAAGTCCCGAGCCGGCTATATCGCCCGTGCCGGTCTGTACCGTTCGCTGGCTTGGCCGTACCTGTACAAGAATTTCAGCGTGCGCGACCTGGCCGAGTTTTTGGAAATCTACGGTCTGCCGATCCGCGTCGGCAAGTATCCGGCGGGCGCGGGACAAAAAGAAAAGACGGATCTGCTGCGCACCGTGCTCAGCATCGGCCACAATGCCGCCGGCATTATCCCCGATTCCATGCAGCTGGAATTGCAAGGCATTGTGGCCAATGGCAATGCCGAATCTTTCAAAGTCATGATCGACTGGTGCGAAGCCAGCCAGAGCAAGGCCATACTGGGCGGTACGCTGACCAGCTCGACCGGGGCCAACGGCAACCGTAGCTTAGGCGACGTGCATAACGAGGTGCGCCTGGATATCCGCGACGATGACGCCACCCAGCTGGATCAAACGCTGTCCGCGCACCTGGTCTATCCGATGGCGATGCTGAACGGGCTGTTTGCCGATAACCGCTGCCCATCGTTCGTATCGGACACGCAGGAACCGGACGATTTACAGTTGTATTCCGATGCATTGCCGAAGTTGGCGGCGATCGGGATGCGTATCCCGGCGCGTTATGCCCATCAAAAGCTAAAAATCCCGGAAGCCGAAGGAAACGAGCCGGTTTTGCAGGTGAGTAATGCCAAACCGGTACCGGTACAACCCGATCCGGCTGCGGCATCTTTGGCGGCATTGGCCGGTGATTTGAATACTGCCGTAAGCGGGACGAACGGACCCGCAAAAGTACAGCCTGGGCAGGGGGATAATCCTGCCCAGTTGGGCGATGCTATCGATTCACATACTGATTTGCTGACAGCAACTGCCGGGGTATCGATCAAATCGATGGTGAGTGCGATACAGCTGAAGGTTGAGCAAGCCGAAAGCCTGGAGGCTTTGCGTGATGATCTGCTGAATGGTTATGGGGATCTGGATAACGGTGAATTATCCAAAGTCATGGCGCTGGCGTTTGCGGCGGCGGATTTGTCGGGGCGATTTGATGTGAGCGAGGGAGGGTGATGGCTAACCAACCTGCTATCATAATTAATGGCAATCGACTCACTGATGCGGAAGCTCATACTCTGAGAGCCGCTATTGATATGTTTTTATCTGTTGGTCAATCGGTGAGAATAGTTAAATCAGCCCGAAAGCATTTAATCCGTGCTGAAGAAATCAAAGCATTATGCGAAATGACTATTCATACGAGTGAGGAGAATTAAGATGCTGGTTGGCGTTTTATTTAATCCCTGTGCGTTTTGGATAGGTGCGCATTACTCTATATATAATAGGCGGCTCTGCATCAATGTGCTGCCGATGCTAACAATTTGGATTGTGTTTAAAGACGGCACGGTGCCTAAAACATGTCGTTAAAGCTATCTCCCACCCAGCTGGCATTCAATGCCCGTGGCGATGGCAAGTTCAGCCTGCCGTTCCAGGAACAAATCGATTTTTTCCGGCAAAAGCTCAATCTTCCTACCGAGCATTACGATGATATTTTAGCTGCGGCTCACAATCGCGCCTTTGTGGTGGCGGGGGCGGCCAAGGCCGACCTGCTGGCCGATCTGCGCGGTGCTGTTGATAAAGCGATCGCAGACGGCAAAACCATTCAGTGGTTCAGGAAGGAGTTTGCCGGGATTGTGCGAGCGCATGGCTGGGAAGGTTGGACGGGATCGGATACCCAGGCGGGCCGCGACTGGCGGACGCGGGTGATCTACAGCACCAATATCCAGGCCAGCTACAACGCGGGCCGCTATGCGCAGCTGACTCACCCGGATCTGCTTAAGCATTATCCGAACTGGAAATATGTCCATAATGATACGGTAGCGCACCCACGGCCGTTGCATAAAAGCTGGTCGGGTACGGTTCTGCCGCATGACGATCCTTGGTGGGATACGCACTTTACCCCTAACGGTTATGGCTGCCGCTGCCGTATTACCTCGGCCAATCCAGGCGAATATAAAGGCCAACCGGCCCCGAATGACGGCACCTATGAAAAGATAGACCGCAACGGCGTGGTGCATACCTTGCCTAAAGGCGTTGATTATGGGTTTGATTATAAGCCGGGAGCACCGGTTTCAAACCAGATGAAGAACTTTATCGATAATAAGGCGGCAAGCCTGCCGAAGGAACTGGGCAAGGCGTTTAAGAAGGATATGGAAGCTCGTAAAAGCTCAACGCCTCTAATCAGCAGTGCGTTTGAATTGCCTAAAAGCGGTTTGGCTAAAACTGCCGTAAATACGGTGCTGATGGAAATAGACGGACTGCACAGTGCGGTCGAATTGCCTGTAATCCCGGTAAAAAACAGCGCCAGCTATAAGTTTCAGGGGCGGTATGTCTATCAAGAATTAAGCAGAAAGCCTGTCGAGATTGCTATATCTAAAGCGTCGGTAAATCCAGAGCTGACCGCCGCGCATGAAATCGGGCATTTCATCGATCACCAGGCATTGTGGGATATTGGGGTGTATGCCTCTGTTAAAGCCCCGCTGTTGGATAACTGGCGGTCGGCTATTGAGGCGAGCGCTGCTACGGATAATTTAAAAACGCTTATGAAAACACACAGCGATTTTAAGATTCGAGAATTGGCTGAGTATTATCTATTGGCTAAGGAGCAATGGGCGCGGTCGTATGCTCAGTGGGTAGCGACGCGCAGTAATAATACTGCTATGATTGGACAGGTACAGAAAATAATGCAAGCGAGCAACCCGGCCTATGGCGCGTCACAGTGGGACGCTGCCGATTTTGAACCGATAGCGGCCGCTATTGATGAGGTCTTCAAAACATTGGGGTGGTTAAGATGATTGAGAATATGGGTACTATCATTTCCGACATTATGCAGCAATATCCTGAAAATGAATGGCTGGAACGTTGCCGTGAGGCGTTGCCTGGCGTCGATGATGGCGAAATCCTGAGCGCCATTGAGATATTCAGTGGCGGCGATGTTGAAGCTATATAGATAGGCATATCATGATTGAAATCTCAATCGATAATAGCCGGGTCGTAGCTAAATTTAATGAGTTATTGCAGAGGACTGGTGATTTATCCCCCGCCGCGAGGAAGATCGGCGAAACGCTAAAAGAGTCCTCTCAGCAACGGTTCGAATCTACAACCGCCCCAGACGGCACAGCATGGGCTACTAATAAGCCCTCTACCCTGGAACGTAAAAATGGCAGTCGGCCGCTAACCGATGGCGGAACGCTGGGCGATACCATTGACTATCAACTTCGTGGTGCAGATACCCTATTAATCGGCAGCCCGGCGGAACAAGCCGCTATGATGCAATTTGGCGGTACTAAATCAGAGTTTCCCAATCTTTGGGGCGATATTGAAGGCAGGGCTTTTTTGGGTATTTCCGATGAAGATGAAACCGACATCCTCAGCATTCTTGAGCATCATTTAAACGTGTAATTTTCGGCGTTTTTTTATTTTCGCTATGTGAAACTTTATTTTTTTTTACGTTTCGTTTTGTTCTGTTTTATTCCGTTTCATTTCATTTATCTCACAGTATTACTCTCAAATATCTCACTCCTGTTCAGCCATTATTGTTTACTGCAGGGGTTATGGTTGCGCGGCACTATGGAGAAGACACCGCAGAAAAGCCAAAATCGTTGTGGCTGTTTTTTAAC